TACACGGGGCACGGCGGCGACGCTCAGCACACTGCGTGATCCTATCATCGCTATCTGCAAGGCGTACGCCATCGGACTCGTCATCCTCGATCCTGTGTACATGCTGCTTGAGGGGGACGAAAACTCAAACTCTGACACGAGGTCCATGGCACGGGATGTGGAAGCGATCGCAGAAAGCGGAGGCACTAGCGTGCTGATGATTCACCATTTCGGCAAGGGCAACGCATCTCTCAAGAGCGCCATGGACCGGGCGGTTGGAGCCGGGGTTTTCACCCGCTCGCCCGACGCCATTATGGTCATGTCGGCACTCGATGTCGCACCACCAGAGGAAAACCCAGACGCACGGGCATACCGCATGGATATGATCTTGCGTGAGTTTAAGAGTCCGGCACCGTTCGGTCTCTGGTACACATACCCTATCCATACGGTGGATCACAGCCTCGACGATGAGAAGCTGCTCGGAGCAGCCGGAAACGCTCGCACGGCAGACGACAGGACGGAAAACGCTGACACGCTTACGCAGGTGATGGATGAGGCACGCCGTCGTGGGATGCTGCGTGAGAGTGCAGAGGATCCCGGCGTGTGGGGAGCTTCACTGTCCGACATCACGGCACTGTACGAAACGGAGACAGGCAGTCCGATCGCTAGGACGACTATGCAGCGGCGGCTTGATGAGGCAAAGTTTCGTGTCATCGGTCACTGCCGGGTCGGTCGGAGCACAGTGTCGCTGTACGGGAGCACCGTTCGGCCGATCACCACGGCTGACATGACCGAAGACTGACAGACGCTGCCCACTGCCCAGATACCCTTATATGGAGAATGATGGGCGGTGAGCGAAAGTGACGGTGCCCACTGCCCAGATACCCTTATATGGAGAATGATGGGCAGTGAGATCAGTGACCGCCCAGAGGCTAGCGTACGGTGCGCTAAAGCTGCACCGTCCGCCGCTGCACGCAGCCCGCCCCGCTTACGCAGGCGGGACAGCGAGCACCGGACGGCCCGCTAGCCACGGACGGGCAGTGTCATCTACAGCATAGAGATCACTTGCCAATAACCAAAAATGATTCACAACCACCACATGATGGATGGCTGAAGAAGTTACTGGCGGTCGTTATTGAAAAGACACAAGGAAATGAGGATTGAGCGCCCGGATGACACGGGCAGAGGAGATTATAGACATGGATGAAGGTTCAGCGCCCACAGTGATGGGCAGTGACTCGGGCACGATGACCGATGACGCATACTACGAGGCGATGGCTCGCCGGCTGCTCGCAGATCTCAGCGACTACGAGTATCTGCGTGCAGAGTACCAGCGGGGAGCTGACAAGCTGACAGAGAGCTATACACGGGACAGCGGTTGTGGTTCGATCAGGTACGACAAGATCGTGGCCGGTCGCTGTATCGGCGGGGCACGTCCGGAGCGTAGTCATGAGCGTGAGATTGTGCGGCGTGATGAGATCCGCCGTCGGATGGACAGTGCTGATCAGCGGATGCAGGCGGTTGACGATATGCTGGAAGCTCTTGACGACAGAACCAGGCAGATGGCACTCGATAAGTATCGGCGGGGGGGGGGCGGGGGGGTGGCGGGGGGGGGGGG